AGTTAAGGATGTATTAACATTTCAAGATGCTTGGACCACAAAAGAATCTGCTGTAAAAACAACTGGTCTTTCTGAAAAAAGAATAGCAGAAATAAAAAGACAAGAAATAGCTTTTGTTAAAAAACAAAAAGCTTATGATGATTATCTTAAACAAGAAGATATTAGAAAAAAAGCAGAAGAAATTAAGTTAGCTAATCAAGAAGAAGAAACTCCTGAACAAGCTCTTGAAAGACTAGAAGCTGAAGAACAAAATAAAATTACTTTACAAAAAGAAGAAGAACAAAGACTTGAACAAACTGAAAGAAATAAACAATTCAAAGATGCTGCAGATGCTTTAACCACTTTATTTGAAGTAGAGGGAGATGGCACAGTAAAAACAGCACCAGTTAAACCATCAAGTACAGGTACTATTGTAGAAGAAGAAAAACTTTTCTTTGAAGATTTACCTAGAACTTTAGGCACTATGTCAGATGAGAAAAAACAGCATATAAAAACTACAATAGGTAGTATGTATGATGTTTTGGCTTCTACTTTAGGAAGAAAACCTAAGTTTTCAGAAGTTGTAACTGAATTTGCCAAAAGAACTACTCTCCAACAAGCAGAGGAATATTATAATGTTTTATCTCTAGGATGGTCTTTAAATAACTATGAGGCTTTAGATTTTAAAGGAGAATATAATAAAATATTTGACCCTTTAAAAACTTTAGCTAATAGCCTTCTTGATGAATCTATGTTTACAGAAAATGATGGAGTTGAAACTAGAGAAGAAGTAGAGGCAGAAAATAAAAAATCTGCAGATAAAATAGAGCAAGAAGATGAACCAATAATTGGTTATACTGAAGAAGGAGCACCTATTAAACCTGTTGAAGGATATAAAACTGTATCTTCTGATTTGAAATTAGGTTTTCTTTCTATGCAATATGATGAAGTAATAAATTCAGATGGCACAACTGAAAGAATAACTACAAGTTCTGAATTACAAGGAGAAACTCTTATAGCTTCCAGGGAATTATTACATCCTGATAAATATAACAAAGGAGAAGTTTTAACTGTTGGTATTCCTGATGGTAGTATTCTTTCACAAACTGTAATTACTTCATATAAAAATGGAAAAAAAGTAACTACTCCTTATAATATTTGGGTTGCAGAAGGATTAGCAAAAGACCCCAAATTTATGACAAGCACTGAATATATTGAATCAGTGCCTATGTTTACATACAATTCACAAGGGATACCAGTTGCTTATGTACATGGAGTTGAGTGGTATAATACTAATAATATTGGTCCAAATGATAATCCACCTTTGCAAGCTGAAATTATTCAAAATGGTAAAAAAGAAGTATCTGAATTAAGACATGCTATTATAAATGAAGGACTTACTCATATTGAAATTCAATCTAAAACAGGTGTAAAATATGCTGAAATTCCAAAAGGAACTCCTGCTCTTACTTTAACTGAAGCTAACCCACAAGCTATTCTTGTAATAGGAATGGAACAAAATGGTCAAGTTGTTGCAAAAATAGGAACTCAAAACTTTGAAAATAATAAAAGAGTTCTATTAAATCCAGAGAAAATGAATGACACTAATCCTAAGAAAAATGGATTAGGAAAAGCATATGATTTAAGAAGAATAGGTACTAATGAAAAAGGACAAGAAACTTGGATGGCTTTTGATGTATTACCTATGGCTAATACTATCACTGATACTGATAGGTCTACTATTAAATGGACATTAGCTGCATTTTTTAAATTAAGTGGATATGATAGTACTCTTAGTAGTAAAACTGTTGAGTATGACCCAAATATTACAAATATAACTAAAGAAGAAGCACAAGCTATTGCTGATAAAGTTTTTAAAGAAACTGGATATGATATTTCTAGTAGAGATGATGTTAGAAAATTTTTAGATTTATATGTAGATATGAGAATTTTTGAATATTCTCAATTTGCTAATAAATATTTTGCAACTGATACTGCTCCAACTCTTAAGACTCCTATACATAGAAGTAATGCAGGGTTAGGGACTAATGCTAAAATGATAACAATATCAGAAGATAAAACTGTTACTAATACTAATAAAACCTATGAGGATTATTATAAAGGTATCTTTAAAACTACTGTAAAATCTTTTAATATTGGTACAGAAGAAAATCCTGTTTGGATAACTGCTGTTCAGCCAAGTATTAAATTTGGTTATAAACAAAAACCAGTAATTACACCTGAAGTTATAGTTAAAGAAGAAGTTAAAAAAACAACAGAGGATGTTAAAGAAGCTGCAGAAAAAAGAAATTCTATTGAAGATGTTAAAAACAAGGCACAAGAGCTATTAAAAAAGTTTGGGCTTAATAGGAATCAAACCTTTGAAGATATGCCTGTACAAGTTACAGATACTACTGCAATAGCTGGTGCATTTAAAACTACTCCTGGAATAACTATTCAAGAAGAGGCAACTTTGGTTGATTTCATTTTTAATAGTATTTCTAAAGCTATTGGTATAGATAAAAGTTCTTCTGCTAATAAATCAAAATTATTGTTTGACATAAAAAATGCTTACAATGATAATATACTAGCAAATAAAAAAGAACTTGAAGCAGGACATAAAGCTTTAGTAGAATTATATGAAAGTGACCCTATAACCTATGAAGAAATACTCCCTTCTATTAAAGAGATAGAAAGAGGATTAGAAATTTATGGTAATATAGAAAATAACTGGGAAAATATTCAAGATAAAGCAGTAGAAAAAATTAAACAATATACTGGAATTAAAGAAGGAATATCAGAAGATGAAGTAGATGATACTTCTCAAAGAGAAAAAGATTATAGTAAAACTTCTTTAGAAGAAGATGGAAAAAGCAAATCCTCCTATAGATTAAGGAGATTCTTTGCAGGTTTTGCAAGAAGAACTGCAGATGGAAACCCTAAAGTAGGTTTTCTTGGATTGCCTGAATATGTAGGTTTTAATGAAGTTTATGATACTATTGCTCAATTACTATCTAGTCCTAATGAGTCAGCTTCTAATTTTGATGAAATGATTTCAAGATTACAAAGAGCTGAAACCTCTCATAAATGGCTTCCAGATGTAGTAGAAGCATTGCTAAAAGCTGATAATCAAATAAAAAGAGAGTTTGTTTATAATTTTACTAAACATGCTCTTTCTATGAAGTTTGCTATGTATTCTTCTAATGCAAGAGGTGGATATAGTTTAAAAATGTATGATACTAATGCCAATGAAATCACTAAATTAATTAAGAATACTTGGAAAAGTAATTTTAAAATGAAAGATTTGGTTAAAACTGAAGAAGGAGAATATGCTATTGACAAAGTAAAAGCTAAAAATCTACAAGACCAATTTGAAAAATGGGGAGATAATGCTCCACAAATTAATAAAGAAGAAGTTAGAACTTGGCTTGGAGAATTTGGAATTATTCTTTCTGATGATGCTTGGAAAGAGTTGACTACAGCTGGATATTATATTAATGGTAATGGCTTTTTAACTTATGATAAGTTATTTACAAGTCAATTTGGTCTTTTTAAACAATTAAATAATTATTTAGTAGATATAGCTGAAACAAAAGATACTGGATTTGAAGTAAATGAAAACAATCATCCTTTTACAAATCTTGGTAGAATTTTAAATGTTATGGCAACTCTTGAAAGTAAATACACTAATCAAGCTATGACTTTATCTTTTAGAGATAATGGTAAATCTATCTTTGGATTAACACCTAATAAATATGCTACTGACAGAGTATTAGCTTTAAAACAATACAATGAAGAAGGCTTTAATGAATTAGTTGATAAATTACAAAGAATTTCAATTAGTTCAGACTCTTACATCTTACAGTTATTGCAGATTGAAGAAGAATTTAGAGGAAAATTTGGAGTAGACCATATAGGTATTACAGCATTAAAAGAACTTGGTAAAAAAGAATCTCCTTTTTCAAGTGTTACAGACCTTAGTGATATTGACCATGATGTAACTAAAATGACAGGATTTCAAGATACAAAACAAGGAGAAATTAAAGCTACTGTTTCTGAAGATGGTTCTATAAAAGCAGGAGGTAATGGTATTGGAATGAGAATGGGTAGAATGTTTATGCCTACTATGTCTGATAAGTCTCAAATGTTGTTACTAAGTACAGGTATTTTTAACTTTTTTAAAGATAGAAAAAAATCTTTTGAAATTGACACTGACAATAATTTTACTTTTACTGATACACTTAAGAACTTGTTATTTAATCAATTGGTTAAACCTGAATTAAAAAGAATAGCTAAGTTTCATAAAACTATTGGTAAAACTAATATTGAAGGTTATAATCTAGGAGCACAAATCTTTAATTTTATACCTGCTTTTAATAATATTAAAGATGCAGATGGGCATAGAATCATAGAATTAATGAGAATTGCTCCTGATGTTTATACTGCTGAATATGTAGAAGAAAAATTTAAAAGTCAATTTTCTGAAATATTAAAAAAAGTTGTAGACAGTAAAGTAGACACTAAAGTAAGTAATTGGGAATCTTCTTTAGTCAGAGATGACCAAAATAAAGTTACCAAAATTAAATTTTTTGATGAAAATTATTTATCTGAAGCTCAAGGTATTCCTTTAGAAACCAAGTTTAAACTTGGTATGTATGATTTTGTTTTAAACTCAATGGTTACTAATGCTAGTATGTATACTATAATGGCAGGAGACCCTGCTTTATTTTCTACAGATAAGTTATTTAGTAATTTTAGTGTAGATAATATAGAAATTTCTAAAATTGCTACTGTTTATGGGAAAGAAAAAGTTTTCACAGAAGTATACAGTTCTCACAAAGAATTTGTAAAAGCCTTAAATAGTTTTTATGCTAATGGGCTAATAACAGATGCATTATATAAAGAAATGTTAGAGAAAATTACACCTATTGCCACCTCTGGCACTGATGCTAATTATCTAACTTTAGCTGAAACTTTAGGAGTTAATCTTGGTAAAAGATTAGCACTACTTTTAGCACCTGGAAATAAAATAGCCAATTCAAAGGGCAAAACATATATGCAAATCTTCTTAAAAGATGATGTGGGCATAGCTGAAAATATAAATTATTTAATAGGACTATACTATGGTAAAGAAGCTGAAACTAAGGCTAAAGGATTAGTTGAACAGTATTATAATGCTGAAAATGAAGCCCAAAGAAATGAAATTAAAGAAGGGTTAAAAAAATCCTATCCTTTATTGAAAGATTACCTATTTATTCCTTCAACAGATGCACAAGAATACACAACTGTTGAGGAACATTTAAATATTCTTGAAAATCAAGGAAGAATCCCTGATAATAAATTAACAGAAATTAGAGAAACTCTCGCTGAAGGTAAAAATCTTAGTAAAGCTCAGTTAGATTTTGTTTTACAACCTATAAAACCTGTTTATACAGGACAAGTTATGGATGAAAAACAAGATGTAGCCAGAACAATCTATATTAAATCTTCTTCTTTTCCTTTGTTACCACAAATGACAAAAGGTAGAAGATTAGATGGTTTAAGAGTTAAGATGGAGGAACTTGAGAAAGAAAGTAAATTACCTGTAAGAGCATCTTATCAAACAGCTAATAAAGTTGGTGCAATGAACAATCCTGTTGACCCTTTTAATAAAGAAAGTCTAGCAACAGCAGGAGATTCAGCACTTATTTTAAGTAGAGATAATTTTAGAATACAACAAGATGTACCTTTTAAATCTGACTTAAAAAAAGAGGATAAAATCTCTATGGGAACTCAGATATTTAAACTATTGTTTGGAGATGGGATGTTAGACCAAGAGGACTTTGTTATTAATGGAAAAACTCTTAATGGAAGACAATTATATGATTATTTTAATGATAGTTTTTCTAAATTAATTGATATTAAAAAAAGAGGACTTTACAGAGAATTAGGTTTAACTGCAGATGGGTTGCCAATCAATGAAGAAGTCTTTATTAAAAAACTTCAAAAGCTTTTACAATCAGAAGCTATTGATAGAGGATATCCTAGACAAGATGTTGAAGGGTTATCTTTTGTACAGAAGACTAATAGTGATGGTTCTACTTATTATGATTTTAAATTACCATTATGGTTAAGCTCTAATTCTAATAGATATGAGGCACTTTTAAATGCTATTGTTACTAATAGAGTTATCAAGCAAAAAATGCCAGGAAATAGCTTTGTAATTGGGTCTGAAGTAGGTTTTGAGATGAGTGAAGATATTGCTGACTTAAAAGACTCAGGTATTATTAATATTGGAGGACATAAAGGAGGACCATTAAAAGGGGTACAAGATGATGTTACTGGTAAATTTACTTATGCTGAAATATATGCTCCTTCTAAGTTTAAAGATAATAATGGTAAGTTAATTGACTTATATGAAAAAGATAAAACTACCAACAAATATAAATATTTAGAAGAAACAAAAGAAAATGGATTGCAATTAAAAGAAGGTGTAATTGACCTTGAGCTATTAAATAATTTTAGTTTTAGAACACCTACTTCTTTTCATGCTTCTGCTTCTATTATTAAAGTTGTTGGATTTTTACCTCCTGTAAATGGAGATTTAATGATAGTTCCTAAGAATTTTATTGCTCAAAAAGGGATAGATTTTGATATTGATAAAGAGAATACTTACCAGTTATGGAATGTTCTTAATAAAAGAACTAATAAAATTGAAGTTATTAGTGAAGTTCATAAAGAGCAAGCAATTAAAGGACTAAGAAAAAAACTAGAAACTCCTGAAGTAGAAGGAGTTGAAAGAGATATCAATGACCCTTTGGAAGCATTTATATCTTCTGCAATAGGTAAAGATTACTCTAAAACAATGGGAGATACAAGCTTAACTACTGAAGAAAAAATAGAAGCTATCTCAGAGAAATTTGAGCAAAAAATACTAGAAAATGAATTTATAAAAGTTCATATGTCTTTATATGCTAATCCAAATGTTGAAGTACAGCAAAAAATTAACAAAGTTCTTTCTATGGATTTTGCTAGTGGACAAGCTGATTTTATTGATGATTTAGTAAATAAAAATGTGGATAAATCTAATTTTACAATTTTATCAGATGATTATCAAAAAGCCAAAATGGGCTTAGGGGCTGCTGGTAAAATGGCTATTGGTGTATATTCTAATTATGTTACTTTCCATTCATTGTCTCAACAAATAGAAATTCCTATTCATTTAGAGAATGGAGTAGGTGGTAGAAAAGAAATTCAAATAGGTAATTTTAAATCAGATGGTGTACTTGGTAGTATTCTTACTTTGGATGGAGACAGAAATATTTCAGAAGTTTTAGCTGAAAAACAAAATACAGCAACAGATAATGAAAAAGAACAAGTTTTAGGCAGAGTAAATGTAAATGGTATTACTATTAATGTAGATGCAATTTTAACTTTGCTAGGATTTGATAAAGGAGAAAAAGTAGGCTCACAAGAAACTTCTATTCCTTATTTATTTTTGTCTCAACCTATTATTAAAGATTTTGTAAAAATGACTCAAGAGAGTCAAGCAATTACATCTGTTTATAATCATAATAAAGATAAAATGATTATTAATGCTTTGATAAAAAAATATAGCAAAGAATATGAGAAAGATAAAAATGTACCTATTTTAACTTTAGATGAGTTTAATAGATTAACTCCACATCTTACTTCAGCAAATATGATTAATGAAATCTCTTCTGAAGAGAGTAGTATTCCTGGGCTTCAATTAGCTGTACTACAACAGTTCCTTGAATTAAAAGATTATGCTACAGAATTAAGCAGTATTCAAGGTGTTGTAAATACAACTAGTTTGGGTAAATCTATTGTGGAATCTAATCAAAAAATGAATAGACTTTCAAATCTTCCAGATAGTAAAACTATAATTGGTGCTCAACAATTAATAGGAGATTATATCCTTACAAGTAAAGTAAAGACAAAACCTGATGGTTATGTTTTAGTTGGAAAATACTATGTAAAATCTAATACTCCACAAGGACATATAGTATTAAATGGAATTACTGTTGGGAATAGTTTATGGAACTCTTTCTTTCCTTATGCAGATGATAATGTTAAAACAGTAGTTGCTGAAATTGAAGAGATAACTAGTTCTTCTGAAAAATCAGATACTAGAAAAATTGAAATGCAATTTGCTATCTTTAAAGAGATAAAAAAATACATTAATTCTAACTTTAAAAATGGACTTTTTACTAATAATGCTTCAGAAGAAAGAAAAGAATTATTCATAGACACTAAAACTCATATGTCTTTAGCTAGTTACATGAATGATTTAAAAAATACTAAAATTAGTAATGTAGATACTGTAAATAAAGAAGGAGTTTACAATCTTAAAAATAGTAGATTATTTACTAAATTTGAGTTTGACTTGAATAGTAATGGAGAACCTTCTTTGATTAAGTTTAATAATTCTGCTAAAGAAAATTTTGACGAAGATTATCTATACACAGCTATTGCTGAAATGACTGTAAATAAATATCCTTTACCTGATAAAAATGGAGAAGTTTATGATACAAGAAAACTAGCTGCTGATTTAGTGGCTTATGCTTATCTTGAAGGTGGTGTACAAGAAGCAATTCAGTTTGCTAAATATATACCTATTGAATATTTAGAGGATATAGGATTTACAGAACAAATGCAAAAGTATTCTCCTAAAAAGACTACCAATGTATTTCACAGTACACTAGGTATCAAAGAGTTTACAGAGGAAAATAACAATCAAACACATACTTTTGTAAAACAATATATTCAACATAATCCTGGAGATGCTACACAATTTGACCCTAGTTTAGAAAAAGACCTTTTTCAAAATCCTGTTAAAGAGAAAAATAAATTGATTTCTTTTAAACTAAATGCTGAAGAATTTCCTAAGTTTATTAGTAAAAGAGAGTCAACTAAAAGTAAAAGAAAACAAGATAAATTCAGTCTATTCCAACATATTGGAAATGGAGAGTATCAAAGAATTTCAATATTAGGTGCTTTTGGTATGAATGAATACGACTTCAACAATGAAAATGCACACTCTTTATTAGATGATGCAGAACCTGCTGTTGTAAAAAATGTACCTAATGTTAAAAAGGCTTCAACTCTTAATGAGATGAATGATGTCTTTAAGATAGTAGGAGGAAATACTGAAGAAATCCTAACTAAAATAGCTGGGTACAGAGATGGGAAATATAGACATTTTCCTAAATTAGTTGAATTTTTACTTCCTCTTGTTAAAAATAACTTGACAATAGTAGTAGAAGATACTTCTAAAGGAGGTACTATGGCTAAAGCTAATGGAAGAACTATTGTTGAAGAAGGGTCTGATAAAGTTATAATTGTAATTGATTCTGATTTAATGGCTAGTAATAATCATACTCAAATTGCTAGAACATTTATTCATGAATTTGTTCACTCTGTAACTATTAATGAATTAAGTAAATATTTTGACAGAAGAACTGGTAAACAAATAACACCAGATTTGCCTTTACATGTATCAAGACTTTTACAAGTTTTTAATGCTACTAAAGTTGCTTTAGGACCTGAATTAGATGCTTTTAATAACAAAAGAAATAAACATTTAAAAGGAGAGTTACCATCAGATACAACTTATGGGGCTAAAGAATTAGAAATTACTTATGCAGGGTCAAATATATTTGAGTTTGTAACAACTGCTTTAACTGAACCTGCTTTTCAAGAGAAAATGAGTCAAACTGAATTTAGAAAATCAGGAGAGTCTTTGTGGAACAGATTTAAAAGCACTGTTATGAATTTATTATCTGCAAATTCAATAGATATAAAACTTGACAGTATTACTTTTGAAGCTTTATCTAGTACTCTTGATTTTATTGAAGTTGAGGCAGAAGAAAATGCTCAAAATAATAAAATTAGAACTGCACCTAAACAGAATAGATATGGTTCAGAAGAGTTTATAGAGGTTAATAGAATGGGTAAAGAGCCTGCAATAGAAGACCAATATACTGACATCATAAATAATGCTTTAAATGGGCTGGATTTACCTATGACTGAAAGTAATAAAGCAGAAATAGATGCTATTTTTGAAGCAAATCCTACTCTACAAAACATAGGAAGTAAAGAAGACTACACTAAGTTTCTAGGTTATGCACAAATTGAAGGCAAGAATCCTATTAAAACAGATGTAAAAGGATTTCAAAACTACATAAATGGATTAACTTCAGAATCATTAGATAATTTACCCGATATTTGTAATTAAAAATGTAATCAAATGGCATGTTCATTAACAGAATTTAGAGATAGAAAAATAAAAGAGTCTTTGGCATTAGTTTATAATGCCAAAGCCCTCGCTTACAGACAATCAAGCCCAAATTCTATTGTAATAACTCCTAGTAGCAAGTCTCAGATTAAAACTGTAGACCAAGCATATAATACTGCTATGGCAATGGAGCAAAAAATAGCTAAACAATTTGGAGAGCATTATAATTTTAAAACTTATGGAAAATGGACTACTATTCGTAGAGGTCATAATTCTGTAACCCTTGAAGTGAACATTCCTCCTAATCTTTTAAATGCCTATAGAATCAGACAATTAAAAAAAGAAACACCTTATTATAATACTGAAACAGCCAAAGTTGAGGAAGTTCAAAAAGGGCAATTAAGCTTTTTTGACATAGGTGTGCCCAATGCTATAGACCAAATCAACTATAAAGTAGTTTATGACTATAAAGTTGATATGCTTAAAAAAGTAAAAAGAGCTATACAAAATGAGAGAGCTAATAAGGTACATGATAATACTCATATTACTACTATTAGTGCAAAAATAAGAAGTCTTCAAAAAACAGAGAAAAAGTTAGAAGAAGATATAGTTGCTCTTGGTGGAAAAAATCTTTCTTTAGCTCAACTTTCTTCTATTGTAGAAAATGACTTAAAAGTTATAGATTCTTTACTCGCAGACCTAAGTTTAGAAAATATACACACTGCACAAAGAATGTTAAATTTCTATCAAGGAATATCTGATGATAAATTTGGTGCTAAAAATGAATTTCTTGTAGCAGGGTTAGCTTTTGATGAAAAAAATAAATCAGTTTTATCACAAGATGTAAAAAACATTTTAGATTTAATTAAAATTAAAGTTAGTGATAGGGAGAGTGAATTAAATGCTGGAAAAAGAGAATACTTAAAAAAATTAATTGATAACTCTTCACAGGTACAAGAATATATTGATAAAACAGGAGAAGAAATTGATATAGATGAACTATTAAAACCTCTGAAAGATATTGATATAATGTCAACATATACTTTAACTATTGATAAACAATATATATCTAAAGATAGTTTATTAGCTCAATTAATAAAAATTGAATATGAACTAAAAAGAACTGAAGAGAAGTCTAAAGTAGCAAAAATGATTGAAAGATTAGATGCTGCTAATAAAAGTATAATCAGAAAATTACCTAAAATTCCTTTTAATATAAGTTGGTTTAATAAATCTTCAAGTGAATCTGATTATTCTATTTTTTATCAAAAAAATTCAATAGGCAGTAAAACAGGAAAATTAATTACTAAATTTTCTGGTAAATGGGATAGACTATTACAAAATACTCTTAATAACATTGACAAAAGAAGAAAAAAAGCTTATGCTCTAGCTGATAAAGCAGAGAGAGGAAACGCATTAAATAAAATAAATGCAGATAGATTTGCTTGGTATAATGCTCATACAGATTTTATAGATATTACTTTATTACCTGAAATTGTAAATGATGTTAATTTTTCAACTGATTTAGCAGGATTTGACACTACAGGGTCTGATAAATATAAAACAGACCTTATAGCAAAAATTGGTCAAAATTATTATGATAAAATTGTTAAAGAACAAGTAGCTTTATTAAGAGATTATAAAAGCTGGATGTATGAAACAATAATTGAAGACTTACAGAGATATAATGTAAAAACTCCTATGGAGTTACCTCTTACTGCTTTAAATAGTTTAAAAGTTAAAATTTTGGTTAACAATCCTTTTGAAGTATTAAAATCTAAGAAAGAAAACCAAGGTGGAAGAGTAAGTTTTGAAAATGATAATACTTCAATACAGTATCAATCTTTAATGAATTATAATAGTTTTATTCCTAAAGAACAAATTGAGACTTATAATAATAATACAGGGGCTACACAATTAGTAAATTCAGATTATTATAATGAAGATTTTAAAACAATAGAACAAGATTCTGATTTATATGAATTTTGGGAGTCTTTAGAAGAGTCTTTATCATATATTAATATGACCTTAGCTGATGCAGAAAAGCAATTAGTACATGGGTCTATTTTATCTATGCAAAAAAGTTTTCTTGATATTTTATTAAACCCTGATGGAGCATCAAGAGTTAATAAAAGAGTACAATTAAGTAGTTGGCTTAAACAAGGATTAAAATCTCAGTTTGAGTCAGCGAGAGTAGATAAAGATTCAAATGATTTTGATGAAATAAATAAGAGTCAATTTAAGTCTACTGAGAGTGAAGTAGAAAAAGTCATTAGATTAACTATACTTAAAGTACAAAGAGAAACAGGATTTAAAGGGGAAGATGTTGTTAACTTAGATGTGCCTTTATCTAATGAAGCAGAACTTTACAAAGTCTTGGCAAAAGAACTTGGAAGTCCTGATACTGCACAAGGGTTAAAAGCTATTATCCCTTTTCCTAATCCTAATAATAAAAACATTTATGTTAAGGATTTAATTAAAATGTTTGCTGAAGGAGAAGTTGCCAAAACACAAACTTCTAATCTTCCAGTTCTTGTAAGAGCTTATCTTGAAATGACTGCTGAATACAAGGCTCAAAGAGATTCTCAACCTACTTTAGAAATTGTAAAAGAATTTTATGATGAAATAAAAAGAGAAGGTACTAATAGGTCTTTTAAAAATTGGGCTATTAATAAAATGAGAAGCAATAAAGAGAAAAAAGAAATTGGTAGTGATAGGGTTAATGCTAAAATAAGAATGGACAATTGGTATAATAAAAATATCAAAGGTCTTTCTGATGTAAGCACTGCAGGATTTGTAACTGTAACTTATACTGACTATGAGAAAGATTTAATTAAAGAGTTAAATTATAAATTACAAAATGCTAATTTAACTGAGGCAGAAAAGGAAGAAATTCATGCAGAAATCGAAATCATTGGTAAAAATATTACTCTTACCAATGTATATAATGCAATAATTAATTCTTTTGCAATCTTTAAAGGTCTTGCATACTCTTTGAAAAGTACTATTACAAACAGATTTCAAGGATTTACACAAGGAATGGTTCATGCAGGAAGATATTATAGTGAAGAAAATTTTTATAAGGCTAATGGTTTTGTTTTTTACAGAGGACTCTCTAAACTTCCTGGTAATAGTTCTTATAAAGAAGAAGTGAAAAAAGTAAAATTACTTGTCAATTTACTTAATATTATTCAAGATGCTACTAATGAAATGGACAGAGCAAGAAGGAGTTCTGGAGTTTCTTCAGGTGTAAGACAAGTTATTTCTCCTTATTATGCCACTGAATATGTAGAGTGGAATAATCAAGTTCCACAAATTTTGGCGATGTTGGGGGACAAAACTATTAAAGATGTTAATGGAATAGAATATCCTATTTTTGATGGGACAGGGTTGCCTGCTTATGAAATTAAAGATGGTAAACTTAAACTAAAACCTGAATTTGCAGATTTAGAAAATGAACACACTAAAGATAACCTTTCTACTTGGGAGAATGTTTCTAGTAAAGAAGCAGGAGCTATTAAACTTTATATGAGTGAAGTTATCTCAATTGCTAATGGGGATTACTCTAAATCTGGAGTTACTTTAATAAAAAAATATGCAGTTGGTAAAACAGTAATGTTATTTAAAAGTTGGTTGCCAAATTATGTTTGGGCTAGAATTGCCTATAAACAAGACAATTTAATACTAGGTAAAAAAGGAATAAATGGTATATACACTTCTCATAGAACTAGTACTGCTCTTGTAACAGCAGGTACATTAGGTTTTCTTGCTGCAGGACCTGTGGGTACACTTATTGCAGGGGCTGCTGCTATAGGAGTTAGTAGATTTATAGCCAAAAAGATGGATAGAGAAACAGGTGGATTATTCTCTGACTTACTTGCAGTAAAAGAAATGTCAATTTTTGCTAGAGCTATTGTACAAAAAATGATAGCTTTACCTGTAAATGGTTTTTCAGGAAAACAACGAATTGGTAGTGCTGATTTAAGTAGTATTGCTGTTAGTAAGGAAGATGAACAAAATTTACAAAGTATTGTGGGAGAAATTTCTATTTTACTTACTCTTGTTTTATTTAAAATATTGTGGAAATCTGCACTTGGTGGAGGAGATGATGATGAACCTAAAACATTTGGAAATGGACAACCTAATCCATATTATACTAATAATGCTAGAACTGAAAAAGAAAAAACAATGTATTTTATTCTTGAAAATCAAATATCAGGAATGATAAATGAACTTGAATCTTTTCAAAATCCTATTTCTTTTACTGTTGATACTTATAATTCTAATATTGCAATAAAGACTTTTACAAATATTGTTAAATTACCAGCAACTCTAGCTGGTATATTTAATGGTACTGATACTATTAAATCAGGTGTAACTGCAGGTCAAAGCAAAGCAGGTAATTTAGGAAAGGATTTATTTTTACCTTCTTTTGTTAAACAATTAGGCTTTGAAAAATCTGCTCAAAGAGATTTTAATAGTACAGAGTACATAGATACAATGTTTGATACAGATTATAAAACAGAAAGAAGTGAAATTAAAGGACAAAGAACAGAATACAAACTTGAACAAATTGAAAATCTAAAAGAAGATTATAATTATGATAATTTATCTGCAGAAGAGCAAAAACTTACTTTAGATATAATAGAAAAACAAGTTAATCAGGGGATAGAAGTTGAGCACCCTTACCCAGCTAGATTTTCTTATGATGAAAATCAAAAGAAACAATAAAATGGTAGCCTAAATTTTTTGATAAGCCAAACCTCAATTAAGAGATTTGGCTTATTTTTTTAAAATTGTACACTATGTTCTAACACAGCAATTGTTGCATTCTTTCCTTTACTTTTAAGTAGTGTAAAAAGGATATTACTTATTTTTACTACTTTGTCTCTGCAGGTTGGTAAACCATTGATAATCTTTATTATAAAGATTTCTCCTAAATTTGCTCTCATAATCTTTTACTTATTAAATAATAGTTGTTATATTTGTGTTCAAGTTTGTGGTAAAACTTTCATTTTAATTATTTTTGAACGATTAATTAACAATAACCTCCTATTAATTTTAGGAGGTTATTCTTTTTTATGGAAAATAGTGCCATAATTTTTCTGAAAAGTCTTCAGCTTTTTTATCTAAAGTCTCTACTAAAGGAAGCCCTTCTATTGTTTCTCTTCTAACCATTAGGTATTTAGCTAAAACTAAACATCTATTAAGGTGTACTAAAACAAGTTCTCTTTTGCTAACAGTTCCTTTTACATAAGCTGTAGTTTCTACAGGATAAAGATACACTTCTAAATTCCATAATTCTTCAAAATGAATCCTAACACTAGAAGTAACAGTAAATTTTTTTTTACCAGACTTTTCTATATACTCAAAAGTAGTATGGTCAGGAAAAATAGGCATTAATTTAATCCTAGCTTTCTCTTCTTTTACGATTTTTTCTGTAGACATCTTTTCTAAGTTTTTGATTCTCTATTATTTGTTCCATGTGGTCTTTATAATAAGCAGCATTATACTTCTTAAGACAACTTTTACAAGTTCCTATCACTGATGGCACTGGATTACTAGAATCATTAAATTCTTTAATATCTTTTTTCTCAAGACATTTTATACAAAGCTTTTTCATCCTTTTAGTCTTTCTTTTACTTTTTGTAAATACTCAATTGCTTTATCAATGTCATCCATATCAATATAAGCAACTTCATTTCTATGGTCATTTATTGCAATAGCTACATTAAAGCCATTATCTTTTATATATAAGCCATCACCTATATACTCTACAGGTACTAATTCTTTTGCCATTTTATGTATTTTTTAAGTTAAACACTTCTTCAAATGTTATATTGTCTAAACACCTATCTATAAATCTAAGTGTACCATCTTTCTGTAACCAATACCAACCTCCCTGAGACTTCACTAAAGCATCTCTAATAGAATTAGAAGTACAAAAGGCATGTAACCTTTTAGTACTTCTAATTGTATCAGTAGGCTTAATATTTTGAGGTCCTGTACTAAGCCAAAGTTTAGTTTCCATTATCTTCTTCTTCTGTTTTTACTTAAAGTTAGCCCTTCTTGAGACATACCTTCATAAGCTTTGTTAAATTCCTCTTCAGTCATTCTTGTATCTGGAGCTATTAACTCCCCATCTGCTCCAATTACTTTTACATAATTAATGTAAAAATAATAAGGAGAAGAAACACATTTTTTATGTTCCTCCTCCCATTGTCTTTTACTTTTTCTCATTTTAACAACTTGCTATTCCAAAGAAAACATATTCTCCTGGAGCTTCATGAGGTCCCTCTTTATACTTGATTTCAGCTACAGTGGCATTTTGTATAGACCTTCTCTCAACTACAACAAAAGTTTTTCTTTTTGTTTTCTCAGTATGTATTCTTGCTACTTTTACAGCATCAGCCTTTAAAGCTGAATGTCCAAGTTCTCTATCATAGTCATAAACTACATAAACCATTTTCCAGACTCTTGTACCTTTAAGCACTTTGTCTTCAACAGTAGTTTTGACTTTGTTTTTGTTTAATACAGGCTCTCTTTGACAAATACCATAAGCATTACCTTTAGTAAGCCTATTTTCATTATCAAGTTTGTTTTGAAATTCACTTAATGATGGTAGTTTACTTTTTTTATATTCTTCAGTAAGGTCTCTAAAACCTGCTGTGGCATTAATTTCTCCAGTATAACCTTGTTGATGACCATATTCATCCTCTGCTGCATCAGAAGCTTTTTTATATGCTTCTTGCATACTATAACCAGATGCTCTGGTATAAAATCTATTTCCTCCCATCTTTAATTTCTTTAAAAATTTCTTTTTTTTTTGTCTAATTATTTCATCAATGACTCTTCTCATTCCATACCCTTCTCTTTGTTCTTTTGAGTTACCAAAGTCTATAAGTTCTTGAGCTTGTTCTGAACAGGTATCAATTATTTTCTGTATTCTATCCATTATATTATATTTTCAAGTGGATAAATTTCTTTAAAAAGTTGATGTCCTGTTTTACCATTACCAAATTCATCACTATAATAAACATTATGTAAATCTTGTAATGGTATTAGAAGGTCTTTTTTAATCTTAGCTATAGCCAAGCTAGTATGGTAAATAGCAAATTTAATCATTGCTTCTTCAATTGCTGGGCCTGCCATTTTTTCAATAGCATCTTTTTGCATTCCCTCTTTAGATACTTTACCTAAAGCTTTGTGGTCAGATAATGTATGTCTAAAGACATCAATTGCTCTGAGTTTTATTTCTTTGCTCATAATCCTATTTTTTTTAAAATTAAAATGTCATTATCATCATAACTATAACAATCTGGGCAATAATGATTATCCCCTTCTTTAATATAATAAGCTTCCATTGCAATATCTTGAGCTGTATTAATATCATTCCAACAAGAATACATAGTATTTTCATCTGCACTTTTTTTACAATTATCACAAACAACTGTAAACATTTGAACTTTTTCTATTGACATATAATTAGTCCTTTAAATCACTAGGAGGAAACTCTTTTACTTGTTCCCACATAGTATGAATTACTTTTGTTACTACTCCTTGAGCAATTCTGTCTCCAAGGGTAACTCTACATAAAAAAGGAGTATTGTTGATTAAAACAACAGTTATTTCTCCTTTGTAAGCTGCTGAAATTGTTCCAGGAGAATTAGCAACTAAAAGTCCTTTCTTCAAGGCATTTCCTGCTCTATCTCTGATTTGAATTTCATATCCTTGTGGAACATCTGCTGTAATCCCTGTACCAATTAAGACTCTTTCAAAACCTCTTAAAGTAAGATAACCTTCTTCAAGAGATTTTTGAAGTTTGCTATCTAATTGTACTTCTTTGTTTCCTTTAAATAGTTTTTTAAAGCTTTTAGCCATCAAGTCAAAACCTGAAACTAAATTATTTTCATAAAGAGGGACAAAAACTCCCTCTTCAGTTTTTATTTGCATTTTAATCATCTTTTGATGTTTTACAGTTTAATAATATGTCAAAATACTCATCATAATAAGCATTAAACAATTCTTGTGCTTGTTCTGTGTATGTAGAATTTCCTTCTTCATCAAATATATAAATAAGAGTTTGGTCATCAAGTTCTTTATTTACATCTCTTTCAGCTAATTCAGCTGCAGCTTCTACAATATTAATTTCTAAGTTCATACTATACAGGGTATTATCTCCTCTAATGAGAGGAAAATTTGTTTTTCAAATCCTTGTTGTTTAAAGAAAAGAAATTGTCCTTTCTTTCTAATTAATTCAAGTGGAATTAAGTAGTGAATATCATCTACTACTAATCTTATAGTCTTAAAGATTGTTGCAGTTTTTAATAATTGAAAATTAAATCCATAAGAATTTGATTTTCTATGAAGATGTTTTGAGGAGTCTCTAAACATTACAATAATCTGATTCTCTTCATCAATAGTGCCTAGTTTTCTAGGATATGCCTCAGATTCTAATTGTAAAAAAATGTTATCTTTTCTTCTATATAATTTATTACCATGTTCATCTTGTATCATACTTTTGTTCTTTTATTTATACAAAAAAAGGGGAGACTTTCATCTCCCCTTATAGTTATCTGAAATTAGGTAGCCTTGGTTGAGGTTGATTTTGTTCTACAATGTCCACAAGGGTACATTCAGTGGTCAATATCATTCCTGCAATAGAACTTGCATTTTCAAGTGCAATTCTGGTTACTTTTACAGGGTCAATAATACCAGCTTTAAACATGTCTTTTACATATTTATTTTCTTTGGCATCATACCCTGAATTAGTAGGACCTTCTAATACTTTATTAAGTACAACTTCTCCATTAACTCCTGCATTTTCTGCTATTTGTTTAAGAGGTGCTTCACAAGCTTTTAAAATTATTTTTACACCTGCTTTTTGAGCATCATTGCAATCAAGACTTATTCCTTGTGTAGCTTGAATTAATGCTACCCCCCCACCACAGACAATTCCTTCTTGTAAAGCAGCTTTTGTTGCATTAAGAGCATCTTTGATTCTCTCTCTTTTTTCCTTTGCTTCAACTTCAGTAGGAGCACCTACATAGATAACACCAACACCATTTTTAAGTTTGGCAATTCTTTTATCATACTGCTCTTTTTCATAATCATTTTCAGCTGTAACTTTTTGAGCTTCAATTTCTTTGATTCTAAAATCAAGCATTTCTTTAGTTCCACCACCACCAACTAAGGTAGTTTTATGATAGTCTATTTTAACAGACTCACAATATCCTAAATCAGTTTTTGTAGTTTTGGATAAAAATCTATTCAATTGCTTGCTTCTGATAGTTCCTCCTACTACTATTGAGATATCTTCAAGATAATCTTTTTTTCTTTCTCCAAAGCCTGGGCTTTTAACTATTGCAATGGCAGCTTGAGCTTCCATTTTATTAATAATTAAAGTTCTAACTACTTCAGGGTCAAAATCTTTAGCAATGATAAGTAAAGCTTTTCCTTGACCAATAGAATGTTCTAAAGCAGACATAATCTGCTCCATTTTTTCAATTTTTTCCTCTGCAACAAGAATGCACACATCCTTTAAATGGACTTCTCCATCAGGTGTATTTACAAAATAAGGAGAAAAATAACCACTATCAAATTCCATACCTTCAGCTAAATCTACATAAGTAGAAGTTGTGGTAGATTCTTCAATAGAAATCACACCCTCTTTGCCTACTTTAGAATAAGCCTGACCAATCATTTCACCAATTTCTTCATCATTGTTGGCAGAAATCATAGCAACCTGTTGCATTTCTGCCCCTTCAGTTCCAATTGTATGTGCTAACTTTAAAAGGTTTTCAGTAATAGCTTTTACAGCTTTATCCATTCCTCTTTTAACTTCAATAGGATTTAATCCTACTGCAATAGCTCTAAGACCTTCTCCTACCATTACTTGGGCTAAAACAGTGGCTGTAGTAGTTCCATCTCCTGCTTTTTCATCAGTTTTTGAAGCTACACCTCTTACTAAAGCTGCACCCATATTTTCCAATCTATCTGTTAAATCAATAGATTTAGCTACTGTAACTCCATCATTAATGATTAGAGGCATTCCAAAAGGAGCATCTATCATTACATTTCTTCCTTGAGGTCCAAGTGTTACTTTAACAGCATTTGCCATTTTATCAACTCCTCTTTTGAGACCTTTTTTTGCTTTGTCGCTGTACTTGATTTCTTTTGCCATTATGCTTCTATTTTACAAATTATTGCTTCTTCCCTGCATTTTATAAAGGTAATTCCCTCTATAATAACCTCACTATGGTCATACTCTTCAAAGTAGACTAAATCCCCAATTTGAGAATTACTTACATTTGGTCCAATATGGGCAATAGTACCAACATATTCTTTAACTCCTTCTGTGAAGAAAGCCCCCTCTTTAGGGGGTCTCTCTGTTAGCAGAATGAAGTCTTTTTTTAACTTAATTTTAGACACCATACATTTTTATTTAATTGATTTATGAAAATACTCTTCTTCTTGCTTAAGGGTGAAATCTAGTTCACCTGTCCAACTTAAGTGGTCAACAGTTGTGTTGAACTCTTTATTGATAATGGCTACAAAATCTATTTGATACATTTCATCTTTTACTAAGACTTTGAGTTCTTCTTCTCTTCCTTTAAAGAATTGATTTAGAGCCTCATAATCATACATTTTACTAAATTCACTTGTTTTGAATTTAGCATAAGCCCCTTTATAATCTTTTGGTATTTGAATAGCTATCATATGTAAATGACCTAAATGCAAATCATCAAAAGCATAATCAAAACCAAAATAGTCTTGCAATTTAAGCCAATTCATTGTAGATTTAAAACTTAATCTTGATAAATTTGTATCTACCAAGATAAAAATATGTTCATTTAAGTTAATTCCTATTTCTGTTAGAGAAAAATCTCCAATTCCAATCCCTAATTTAAAGAGGTTTCTGATTTTATCTTCAAAAACCTCTCCATAAGATTTCAAACAAGGAAGTAAATACTTTTTAGTTTTATTTCTGTAAATTGTTCCTAGTTGTACCTTCATTACTCTATTAGTATTAGTCCATCACTTTCAACTGTCTCTTTGTCATACTCAAAGCCATTTTCTTGATGCCATACGTATAAAGCTAAAGCATCTATAAAACCTTTTATAGGTTTATGATGTATAAGCTCTTGACTTTTTAGGGCATATTTAGGTGTAATTCCTGTTACTAATAGAGCAGGTCTTCCAAATTTACCAAGGTTTAATTGGTTAGGGCTAAGTATAAAAGAAATAGGTTTACCAGTATTATATCTGGTTTCTCCAGTAATGGCATTAGTTTTATGTACAGTTGTTTCAACTAAAAATATAAAATCAGCTACAGAATAATTTTCATTTATATTCATATCAACTGGACAAGTTGCTTGTCCTACTCTTAATGCATAAAGAGCTTCAGTGTAGAAAGAAGCTTGAATATTATATCCTCTGCTTTTTACAGCATAAGGAAATTCAACTGTATTTGCCCCCATAGTTTTAATATCAATAGGAAAAATTATTTGTGTTTCTCTATCAATGAATACTTTATCTAATAAAGCTTTACAAAGAACTCCTCCAAAAGTAAAGTAAATAGGCACTTGATGATAAATATCAATATGAGAAGCAGATTTAAAATACTTATTAGTATATTTTCCTGTTTCCAAAGACATTACTATATTCTGTACTAGAGTTGTTTCAATAGAACTAAGAATCTGTTTACCATAAGCCAACTTAAGTTGTTCAAAGTATTCAAATCCACCTTCCATTATTTTATTTACTCTAGTCTCTTCTTTCCAATTTGGTTGATAAGCATGTACCATAATAGCTTCTAATGTATAAGCTACATATTGATGAATATCTCCTTCAGGAGCATTGTCATCAAAACAAGCACTATCAAATACTTGTTGCACAATACTCATTATGGTATCTGAAGGTTTCTTCCCTTCAAATGAAAAGAATTGTAAATCATAATTTTCTTTTCCTTGAGTAAGCCAGACATCTACTGCAGAGCCAATAACAAAATGTCCTTTCTCTTCATAGTATAACTTCTTCTCATCTCTTTCTAAATAATCAACTCCTTTAATAAGTAGTTTTAAATAGGATTGGCTCACAGAACCATCAGCAAAGTACTCTTCCACTTCTTGTGGATTGCCATATCTAATCATAATTAATCATTTTTATTAGTTTAATAAAATCTTTAAAAGTCATACTGACTATTTCATCAAATTCACTTCCTTTTTTACCTTGCCCAATATCCTTTTTGTGAATTAGAACTTTCATATTTTGTTGCTCAGGATAATGAGCAGGAAAGTTCTTTGTTAATCCTAGTTTAATCTTTTCTAGTTCTACCTCAACTTTAAGCCCTTTCTGTTTACCATGTTTAATTTGGAAACAGAAGGGGTCAGTAAAGCATAAATCTACTCCTGAAGCATCTAACAAGGCTGAAGCCTGTCTTGATGTTTTGCATTTTTCAAATCTAGGGTGCAAGTCTCTGAAAAAATTAGCATAATATCTTTCGAGAATATGCCCATTTTGTCTGTTTCTTGCACCTTGACTTCTTACTCTTCTTTCAGGTTTTTGTTCCTCTAAATTTTCTTCTTCATTAGATTCCATCTATTATTTTTTTATTAAACGAATTAAGATACTCTTGAAGTTCTGTTATATTCCTAAATTTAGGAATTGCAACATTATTTTTAAAGTATCTTTTTACTATGTCTTTAGTTATTATCACTTCCACACCTTCTTTTAAGTGCATAGGAGCAATAGTATCATAGACTTTCTTGTATACATTCTTGTACTTTGGTTTAGTAGCAAAATCAAGAGAAAACAATAAAGCATAGTTTTCAGTTTTTTCTGCATTTAAATCTTGTCCAAGATTAGGAATATGACTTGTTTTTATCCCTACCATAAATAGAATATTTGGCATGTCATTAATTAACTCATAAATACACCCTTTAAATACAAAAAGGTTATAAGTCATTGTAGCAGTTTTAAAAGCCTTTGGTAAACTGTTATTATATAATGCATTAAAAAAACGTGGATAAGTTCTATAAGGGTATCCCTCATCTCTACTATCTTCAGTTCCTTTAGGAATACCATAATTAATAACTTTCTTATTATAAACTGTCTTATTAATTTTAACAGAAAACAATGGAAAGTAATCATTGTCAATAGATAATCCTTCTCCTTGATACCATTCTAATATTGCTCCAATTGCTATAGAATTTTCTTTTAAGTATTTGAAATTATCATTTACTTGAAAATTTAAAAGTTGACTTCTCATTATGATACCATATTTAATGGTATGAAATATTCATACATAAATGGCACATCTCTTACTTTTGTTACTGCTAAGACATTGGTCATATGATTAGTAAAGAAACCAATCATTAAACTTGCTATCATAGAGGCTGAATGTGAAGTTTGTTTTAGTGTACAGTTTTCTGCCATTACTACAGAGTCATCAAATAAATGGTCTCTTTCATATTCATCAGCAGTTTCATTGGTAACACAAAAAATCTGCATCTGCTCCATAAGCAATCTTCCATCAATAAATATAGCAAAAGGATTTTCTGTATTATCTTCTCTCCATCTTTTAAACATTACTTTTCTGGCTTCCATATTATCAAAAGCAGAAAACATATAAGGAGAAGTCATCCCATTTTCATCATACTTTTCATTAAAAACCATAACATCCATATCAGAAAATTCTAATATCATTTCTCTCACAGCTTCCACTTTATCCATTCCTATATGTTTTTTACTGAATAATTGACCTCCCATATTATGAACTTCAACTGTGTCAAAGTCATAAACTAAAGGAAAATATCCTGTTCTGGCTAACAAAAATGATAGCCAACTGCCAATTCCACCTGCACCACCTATTATACAGGTGGTGGGTTCTTTAGGAAACCAAGGTGCATCCTTGAATCTTCCTCTTATTTGTATTGCATCCATTATGATAATGCTATTAATCTGTTCAACATTATATTCAGTCCACTAAGAAGATGTTCTATTACTTCATGAGTATCAAAAGATTCTTCTAGTATTTCCATTACATCTTCTGTAACTAATCTAAAGAAGTCTGTATCAATTTGTCCAAATCCATCCCAATATTGTTCAAATAAAGCTGGGTACATATTAAGAAACTTTGCAGTAAACTCAAATGTATTTACTTTGCCTGCATCTAAATCTTCTAAAGCTGATTCAGGAGTGTTGGAAATTAAAGGAGACTCGTGACCTAATCTCAAGATAAAAGCTGTAAAATCAGCTAATTTTTCTTCGTGAGACATTTTAGATACATCTCTATTAGTGATAGGAGGTGTATCAAAATCATCAAGTTTTAATTGTTTTGAATCAAACCAATCATCATCTGATATAAATTTTCTATTTGCTAGAAAAGCATCAGCTCCATTTGGTCCTGCTTCATATGGATTCTTAGCTGGAATAACATTTCCAAAAGCACTTGTATGTGTGGTAGGATAACTTTTTATACTTTTAAGCCTAGCTAGTTCTTCTTTCTCTTCTGCTTTTTGTATAATCTCTTCAAGCCTATCAGAAAAAGAATTTTCAACAAAAGGTAACTCTTCCTTTACTACAATATCACAATCAAAAGTGAACATTATTTGTTTTGTATTCTTTAGGTTTAAGTTCCAATTTTTTCCTGTTTCATCTTTACATTCATAACCTTTGACATTTCCTCTGAAAGCAACTTTAGCTACCATTTCTTCAAAGTTGTTTACAATCAATGAGAGATAATAATTATGAAACTCTGAGTTATCATTCAACTCAGACATATCTGTCCCTGAGAAGTAAGATTTCATACTATTGTGACTATGTACCATACCAATCTTCCACCCTAAACTTTGAGGATTATTCATTCTATAGTCAATAAGGTCATCATCTAAATCATATTCTGTATATGCTTTAGTTCCTTTATTCATAGGATAAATATCTTCTATAGTAAATTCAACTTTGTCAAATTGTTTAATACTGCCTTTTACAGAGTAAAATAATACTCCTGACCACTCTACTAAACTGATTTTACCACAAAGAAGTTTTATCTTATTAGATACTTCTTGTGGGATTATTAGCTTTGGACAATTGCTCAGAGATATAACATCTAAATCTCTGGGTTTTAATGGTTTGTTCAATTCTTGATTTTGCATATTCTTTTAAGTCTTTGTGAATAAAAAAAGGTTTTTCTGCATTTAATGCTCTTTCTTCTTCTGATTGATATATTACTTTAAATTCTATTAATTCTCCTTTGAAATACCAACTAATTGTATTCAATTCTTCTACTGGGTCTAATAAAGCATCAGGAAATTCAGTAGGTAAACTTCTTCTACTGTAATAATTTCCTTTTTCATCTTTGATACATAATGTATTCCTAATATCTACAGGGTATACTCCAGAAACATCTCCTTTATATTTTAGAAAGTCTTCAAATTTATTGTTATCTATAACTTTAATTTCTCCATTTTCTACTTTAAAATTGATATTCATTTCCCATAAAGGCAAATAATCATAAAACTCTTGTTGTTTATAAGAAGAAGGATGATTTATTTCAGCCCTACCTGAAACATATTTCATATAGATATGAGGTCTTCCCTCAATAGATTCCCATTGTACATACAAGTCCAATTGTAATAGAAACATCTTAAAGATGTTGGAATCATATCTGCTAGATAACATTGATAAGATTTGATTAATTTCACTAGACCCTTTACAGAAATTTCTATATGTAAAAACAGCATTTGAATCTCCTGTTTGTCCATAACTAGAAAATTTACTTGCTTCTCTTGTCTTTTTTATTTCAGTGTAAGGTCTACTGGGTAGATGACTATGTTGATATTTAGACAACACTTCTTCATCTGTTACTGTCATTCTTTTTCCTTTGAAATCATCAAAAGTTATTCCTACTCCATTGTAAGCTTGTATACTTTGCAATTTAATGTATAAATCGTGTATAGTATGCTTCATTTCTTCTGAATTACTGATTACAATTTTAGGAAAATGAATTACAAATTCAGCTTTTAATACTATTTTATCTTTAATTGCAAAGCATCTTTCAAACTGAATGTCCCATCTATTAGGAAAAACATATTGTAATTGTTCCATAATAGAAGACATATTTATTGTGATTATATCACTAAAAGCTAACCTATCTCTTAAAACTAGATTTGTAACTAAAAGAATTTTTTCTTCTGTTGTTTTACGATTTATTGCTGTTAGATATTTTTCTATTTTATCCATTTTATTTAAATTAAAAAGTCAGGATACATAATATCCTGACTTTTATATTAATTATTGGTCAATTATTTATTGAACATCTCCAAACATTCTTCTCATTTCAGCTTCCTGATTTTTAAGAATTTCTTCATCATGTCTTTTTTCTTCAGCAAGAATTTGTCTAGCTTCTTCTTCTTCTTTAGCTTTAGCTTCTGCTATTTCTTTTTCTTTTAAAAGACTCTCTACTTTAAGATTAACAGCATCTTCAAGACTTAACGCATGACTTTTCATTACATCAATTTCTTCTTTAATACTTTTAACAAAATCTTCTTCAAGAATTTCTGGAAAAACTATAGAATCTATTGCAACTAAAATTGCAGAAAAAGAACAAGCAAGAGGAGATTTAATTTCTATAACAGTATCTGTATCAGAAGCAAATACTTGCATATCTTCAACTTCTTCTTTGGATTCCTTTACAGATTCAACAACAGCTTCTACTTTTTCTACCATTTGTCTAGTAGGTTTAGGTCTACTGTTTTTAGCAGAAGTAGCTTTTTTCTTTTTAGCTGGTGCTTCAACAGGAACTAAAGTAATTCCTTTCCAAGTTGCCAATAACCCTCTAAGTTCCTCAGTCCCCTTAGTGGTATAATTCTTTCCCACATTAAAGTGAGCTTTAGCATTTTCTCCACCTGTTGCACTAAGAATAGTACAAATTTCAGCTCTAAGTTCTTTGTAACCAATAGTATTAATATCAGCACCTGCTTTAGTTTTCTTTGGCATAAGAAACAAAGTAAAACCTGTAGTTGGCAATATTGCAGCATCAGCTTCAAGAGTTAATTTAGACTCTCCAATTACTGATTTCATACCATTATAGGTAATCCCTTCTCTATTCAAATCATTTTGTAGTTGACCCCAAGTTGTGGCACTGGTTTCTACACTCTTTTCTCCCATTTGGGTAGAATAAACTTTTACAATCATCTTGATTATTTTTAAGTTATTAATTTATTTTTTCTTAGAAATTTTTGTAACTCTTCTTCCCCTTTGATTTTGTATAAATCTGAAGGGTCTGATATGTTCTCTTTTAATAGTTTTATTGGTAAACTCAGAGATATTGCTTTATTTGGATAAATAGTATTAATATATTCAGCAATTTCTGCTGAAGCCTTTATGCCAGTGTTATCATTGTCATAAAAAACTACTACTTTTTCAAAGCCTCCTACTAGATTTAGGAGATATTCTTCACAAGGTTTTTGACCTTCATTTTGAAACCATCTTACTTCTAATCCTTGATTTTTAAGTACTCTATAATCTTTATAAGATTTAGTAATTACTAATAAAGGTCCCGAAGTTATAAGAGAACTATTTCCTCCTATATCATTTTGATTACAATTTGTAACCCATTTTCCTTGCCCTACAATATCAGGGGTATAAATTTTAATTCTCTCTCCAAAATTTCCTATAATATAAGACCTTGTATTAGGTCTAATGACAACATATGTCTTGAATCTTTTTGAAAAAATTTTATACCATATTACAGGGAAGACTTCATCTTCCATTAAATTGGCTTTGGTTATACCATATCCACTCCAAAATTCTCTATCTTTAGCATTATTAAATGCTCTAGCTTTAAATGGAATATCTTTATTTACCTTTTCATTCTGGGTAATCTCTCTTTTAATACTAGGAGGTTTTATCACTGTACTTGTTGCTATGTTAGTAGCAATTATTTCCAATGATTTAAAAAAACTAACCCCATAAGTATCTTGAATAGCATTAAAACAATCTCTATGTTTTCTTTTTGTGGCTTCTGCCCAATCAATAAAATATAAAATGTCCTTATACCATTCAAAATAACAATCAGGAGTTTTATCCTCTCTGAAAGGAGATTTAATGTATTTATGTTCTTCAGGAGTAGAACCAAAGACCATTTTAAAAATATCCTCCTGAGAAATTCTCTCAAGAATATTTTCTTTAGTCAAATAAGCACTTGTTCCTTCAACATATCCATATTTTTCCATCTTTCAAAAGTATTAAGATAAGTAAAGGGAGCTAAATTAATAACTCCCTTTTAATTTAATTATATACTACCAGTTATCTCCTGATACAGCTGCACCAGTGGTTGTACTAGCACTTGCATTCATTTGAGATGCACCTGCTGATTCAGCTTCTTTCTGCATTGTAGCAAAATTAGAAGCCATAAACCAACCATTTCTTGTGAAAGGGTGTACATTTCCATCAGCATCAACATATCTTAAAGCAGTTTCTGAGTCTCCTGCATTAAGTTTTTGTTGTTTTTCCCAAGCATTTACAGGGGCTATGTGAACACATAACCATCTACCATGCTTCATATTCTTAGGAAATTCTAAGAAAGTTCTTTTGGCTTCTCCTGAAATACCCCATTGATATTGTGCAAAAGCATCTAGCTTAATTGTAGCAAAATTTGTAGGCAAAAGATGTGCAAGAATATGACAATAATGCTTAAAACTTTGAATTTGAATTGATAAAGCAGCTTTGATAGCTTCTTTAGGTACAAAACAACCAACAATATGCACTAATACTGCACTCATTTCATTTTGAGCTTGTTTAAAAGCTGGATGATTTGGGTCAGTAACTTCAATTTGTGCTTTAGTTACAGGGTCTTTTGCAAAAGCTTTACTAATAGCAAACTTTCTTGCACTTTTCTCTTTACCATCAATATTGAAAACAATATCAATAGCCTCTGCTTCAGCTCCATCTTTACCACCATTGGCAGTAAATTCAAACTTAGTTAATAACACATTCCCTGAATTTAATCCAAAGACAAAAGATGATGATTCTGGTCCTTCTGACTCATCATATCCATAACCACTACCTTGTGGTACATTTTGATTCTCACTCATAATAATTTCTTATTTTGTAAAATTAATAATTTGTTTTTAAAGAACTGAATCTGTTTCAGTTAAATCTTGCTCCCAAGGTTCTAAAACAGGTGCAGAAGCTTGTGGTTCTTGTCTTACATCATTGTCTGACACTTCTTCAGTTTCATACACTTCAATTTCTTCAACTTCTTCAACCTCATCCTCAACCACTATTGGTGCTGGTGCTGGTGTTGAAATTTGAGAAATTTCAGGTGCTTGTGTTCCTTCAACTGTATCATCAAATAATACAAAACCTGGAGCACTTTTGGTTTTTAGTCCTTTTAGGGAAGGATGCGAAAATAAATCTTTCAAGTCTTTACCTGAAAGAGCATATTTTGCTTGAATCATAGGTCTTGAAAGACCATTCTTTAAATCATTTTGTACACCACTTACTGTAAGTTGTACTTGTCTTGGGGATGTAGCTGCAGCTCCATTCTCATTTGTTCCTAAATTTGACATTTGTCTTAAATTTAAAAGATTAATAAATATTTATTCCTATTTTAGCATAGGTGCTTTACTCTCCATTATTGTAGTCATCAACAGCTTTGATAACTGCCCCTAAATCATTTAAGATGTAAAGGTCTTTGAACATTCCAACAGGTGATTTAGCTGGATATTGTCCATCAAAATTGGTTACAAAAGATTTTGTAACTTTTTTATCTTTATCATTCCAAATTTGTTTACCATATAAAACAATAGTAAATAGACCTTCAAGAGTTACCTTATTATCTAACATTTTACCAATAGTTTTAATCTTATAACTTGTTTGAAATCCATTCTCAATTTCTTCACTGTGAGTTAACACAATAAAATTGATATGTGCTGGTAATCCTATTCCTGTATTCAATACATCATAGGCATTTTTTGCTAGTTTATTAAACTTATCAAATCCTGCTTTCAATGCTTGAGCCATAAACTCATCTGCAAGAATGTATTGGTACATACATTTGTTATCTGAAAGGCTCTTTATCCTTTCATTCTATACTTTCATATTCCCATTTAAAATTGTAGGCTGTTTTTCTTTTCTTTTTACAACAAGCATGTATATTTTTTATAGTTGATTTATAAACACCATCCACATTAATATATTTTGCTGCTTCAAAAAAAGAAGTCCATTTTTTAACAAAAATACCCTCTTTAGTAAATTGTATTATAGGAGTTGCAGTAGTTTTTCTTTTAGCATTTCCAGCATTTAAAATCCAAGATTCTGTTTTAGGTCTTGAATTTAATCTACTTATATTTGCTTTAGCTTCTTCTGTATGTCTATATCCTAAACATCCTGTTCCTCCTAAATTACCTTCTCCACCATCAGATAGGTTTGTTAAATTATACCCCCAACTTTTAAATTGTGAAATCCAGTATTGTTCCCAAAAAATCCAATTAGATTCTTCAACAATATCTAAAATTTCAATTTTTGGTCTAAGTTCTTGTTTTTTTAGTGAAACAATCCAATTTCTTTTATGATTAGTTTCTCTTGCAAGTTTATACTCAGAACAATGGTCATACCATCTATCTATTAATTTTCTGGTTGTTTGTCCTATATATCTGATTTCTCCTGTTTTAGGGTCAGATAAGGTGTAAATATTTACCATAGTTATTGTATTTTTATTTTATAAAAATACAATTTTTTAGATGATAACCATAATATATGGGTAATTTTATTTTGTAATTATTTGTATAGTTCAGACTATCTCTTTATAAGCCTTTAAATGTTGGTACACATAAGCCTATATCCCGCACTCTTGGTAATTCATTCTCCTCAACACCACTTGTTAGGACAGTATTTACTAGTCGTTGTTCCTTATACATATTTCTATATATCTTGGATAAGGGTTATCTTTTACTAAGACTTTCCCAGATTCACGAGATTTAATGATGACTACCGTTTAATCATCAATAACTATATTCTTGATTTCAGGTCTTTTAGCTCCAATATATTGCATCACTTTGATAATATCATAAGGATTACAAGAGTCTAAATAATTACCTTCTTTTGGTGGAGTATTTGCATCAAACTTTACAGGAATGTACATTTTTCTCCAACCTCTAAATGGTAATGGTTTCCCTTTTACATTAAAGAAAAAGGTTTCTGCTGGGTTCAATCCTATAATATCTAATTCAGGTATTGAGCCTACTGATGTGGTTTTTCCAAATCCACTTTCTGTTACTACTGCTATTGCATTTGACATAGTTAATTAATAATTTCCATACCCTGTATTTTCAATTAAGGGTATAAAAGAGTTAATATTTCCTTTCATTATGGTCTTAAAATGGACAGGACATTCAGTGTCCCTACTTTCAACTAAATGGATTGAGATGTAGTTAGGATATATCTCATCATTTGCTGTACTTTTAATCTGTAGTCCAAAATGTTTAGTTAAATTGTACTTTTCATCATTTGGATTCATCATTGTAAACACATAATCTGCCTCTTCTGAGAGATTACCTGTTTCTTTAATATCATCTCCTGTAGGATAAATAAACTCATTGTTATACTTTAATCTGGTTACATCCCCTAAGCCTCTATTAAGGTGGATAATATCTACAAATGTAAAGCCACACCAATTTCTAAATTCTACTTGATACTCAACCATCTTATCAACAAGCTGTTTCTTTTGGAAACCTCTCTCATCTTTAAGTTTTCTAATATGGTCTAGTACAATAATTGTGTACTTTTTTGGGTCATTTGGAGTCCAACTATCTCTTCTTTCCTTCTGTACTTTTAAGTCTCCTCCTTGTTCGTCTTTACCAACAATCTCCCAATATTTAACTTTGTTCCAAGTTCCTTGTTCAGTAGTATAATGTCCTATAAAATTTCTAAGCCCTGTAGGATTATCTCTATTCTGAACAAATCTAATTAGACCTGCTTTAATCTGTTTTCCTTTTTCATCATATTCTCCAAAAAGAGGTATGATTCTATCTTCATAAATCTTAAGTACAATTTTCTGATGTTCTGCTGATGGAATAATTCTTTTTCCATCATTATCAGACATTTTACCTTCAAGATATGTTGGACTTATCTCATAGACTTCATTATTCCAAGTAAAAGTTGTAATACCATAATCTCTAAACATAAAGAAAGTGATATACTTAAACTCTTTTTTAACTCTATCTATTTCAAATGAAAAATAAATCCATTCAACTGAGATACCTAAAGGATTGCCTTTCTTCAACTCATCTAAATAAAATAGAAATGGAGAGAGAACAAAAGCAAAATCTGTAAAGGTAGTTTTACCTACTTTTGGTCCAGCACCAACAACATAAATAGAAGCTTTTTGCACACCTCCTGTAACTATGTCTATATTTTTGATTCCTGTGGGTAATCCAAAGTTTAATCCTGCTAAACCATTCTTAAATTTCTCTCTAAAATTCATTATCTCATTTTACTAGTTCTACCATCTCTAATTCCTGACACTTTAATAGTTTCAAGCCATTGTTCAAGCATACTAACCTTACTAAATCCTGCTCCATCCATAATGAATTTATGAGATGATTTAAGATATTGTGGGTCATTAACAGTTTTGAAATAAGCCTGAGTTGCTGCAAAGACATCTTGAACCCTAACTTCAGGATGTTCTGCAAAGAATTTCTTCATTCTTGCATCTACAGAGGATTTAGTTCCTTTTCTTTCAGGGTTGATTTTAGCAAATCCTTCCATCCAGTCAGTTACCCAAGCAAAAGCTTCACTTTTCTCTTCTGTAAATAATGGTACTTTCCAAGTAATTTTATGGAGTGTAGTAGAATTATCTTTATATTCCCTTTCTACTATTTTTAGGGCATTAACCTGAGTCTTAGTTTTTTCATTGATGTATTGTGTATCTATATTAAAATAGATGCCTAATAAATAGAGAAGTGCAGTATCTTTATTGATATTGCACTCTCTTAAAGCTAACAATATATCAGAGTTGATTGTTACAATCTGAGACATAAATTTGTGGTATTTAATTATTAGTTGAGCCTACTAAGATACAAAAAAATCTTTATAGTTTACATAAGTAATGCAACTTTTATCCAATTCTTCTGTAGCTTTTTCTACCCAAACTTCATCTTGAGTTCCTGTTGCACATAAGATATAAATCTGTGCTCTGTGCCCTTCTCTGTATCTTACAATTCTTCCAATTCTTTGTATAAGATTAAGGGCTTTTGAATTTAACTGCACAACAAAACCAACATCTAAATCAGGTATATTCTGCCCTTCATTAAGAGCATTTACACAAGATAATCTATTGATTCTACTAGCTTTAAAATCATCAAAACTAGTATCAGTTTTCTTGCTTTTAGAATGAAAAGAGTTTTGACATAATTCTTCTGCTTGAGAAATCCCACCTGCAAAAATCAGAGTTCTTTCGTGTTGAGGTACTAAATTCTCTAGGAGGAATTTGGCAGCTTCAGTTTTAGACTTTAAATCATAAATGAATCTCATTCTAGCCAGAATTTTAAACATTGCTGTGGCTTTAACTTTAGGGTCAAGTGAAAAGATGGCTTTATTCATTACTCCTGTTAAATAATCATATTTACTTACTTCTGTTTGAAGAAAAGGTTTGTCTTTACTCCCTGAGATACAAGTCTTTTTGTTTGCTTCAAGTGGTATTTTAACTATGATTACCTCATAAGGAGATACTAATTCTAATTTTACAGCTTTGTCTAAAGACAATTCATATACAATTTCAAATCCTAAGTTATAAAGAATAAGGTTTTTATCTTCATTTTCAGGTATTGTAGCTGTTAAACCTATTGCTTTATCTATCGAATTTTGATAGAAAAATAAAGAATTACTTTCAGTAATATTATGAATTTCATCACAAATTACTAAATCAAATTCTTGTCCTTCATATTTATTTGCTGATACATAACAACATCTTTCAATGTTTGCATCCCAAATATCTATAGCATCCCATTTAGCAAATTCTTCTTTCCAATTTTCATCCCTTAACTTTTCAGTTGGGACTATGATTAGAATTTTAGCAAAGAGATTATCTAATACTATTTCTTTTGCATAATCAATGGCTACTTTAGATTTACCTGCACCTGTCGCCATTATAACAATAGCTCTACTTTTTTCTTTTGCAGCAACTAAGGCTTCCCTTTGTACTTTACTTTTTGTTTCATTTTTATTCATAGTTCTTTTTGTATTGTATTGTTATAAAAACAACCTCAGCTTTTACTTCTTGATGGTCAAACATTTTAAATATTGGGTCTCTTTTATCAGTAACTATAGCTACCACAATAAGACCTTCTTTTTCAATATCTTTCTTTATCTCTTTAGTTAAAAGAGGCTTATCTGAGCAAATAGCTGGACCAACTATTAAATTAGAAAACATAAATTATGGTATAGGATTATTACATTTAGGACAAAAAATAGTTTCCTTAGTAGCATAAACTCCATCACATTGACACCATACTCCTATTTTACCTATTGAAACTTCTAATTGAATAGGTTTTTCTATTTTAACAGTAGTAGTTGTTGATTTACTAATTAAAAGTACATCTTGAAATTCTACACACATATAGATTTCTGCTTCATTAATAGTTTTAAAAGTCTGTCCCATAGAATTATCCCAAAGAGTTAAATCTTTAGAATTACTAATTAATGCTAGTGACTTTGTTAACCCTGTTTTTGTTACACAGGAATAATTGTATTGAGTTCTTGTTATCATATCTAATGTATCTGTGAATAATTATTTCCAAATTGAATATCAACTCCCATTTCTCTATTTAGATTCATTGTAGTATTTATTTTTTGGATTACAGTTTTTAATTTTGTGTGAATTTTTGATTCTTCTCCTAGTTTTATTGGGAATACAATTTCATCGTGAAACTGTCCACACATTCTTATTCCTAATTGTCTAGCTCCTTTTACATAATTATCAAATATGAATACCCCTGTTCCTTGATTAAGAGTAGAAAATCTATCTTTATCATATCTTAAAGAATACCAAAATTTACTAACAGGATTATAAAGCCACATTTGCTTGTCAATAACTTTTACTATACAAGCTTTGGCAACTTTTTTTACAGACCAATTCTTTTGCCAATAAGCTTCAAGAAGAAATTTGCATTTATTAACTGGCATACCTGAACTTCTACTCATTGTGGGAGGTCCAACACCATAAACAGCACCATAATTTACAGTTTTGAAAGTACTTCTTTCATCTTTGATATTCTGATACTTCTTTTTTACTTCACCAATAAGAACTTCATTTTCATCAACACCTTTATACCATTCAATATCTTCAGGACTTACTCCCATTTCTCCATTAGTCATCTCATAAGCAAATTCAGCTAAATTAAGATGAGGGTCAAATCCTGGTGTATTCATTTCATTTACATAATCAGGGTCAAAGAAATACATATAATGTTGTTTAGTTCTATCTTCTAAAGAAGACATATCTGAACCACATAGTACCATTCCTTCAGGTGCTATCAAACATCCTCTAATATGTTCTCCATCTTTCCAATCTTTTTTACCTGTATATTTAGGTAAATTGACAATTACAGAATGTTTAAATCTAAGAGTATTAGTTAATCCTGATATTTTAGCTTGTAAATATCCTTTGTCATCTACATCTCTAAGAAAGCCTTTAAGCAATCCTATTCTATGCTTGATTACATAAAACATATCCAATTCCTGTAAGATAGGCTCTACATCATACAATCTCTTTACACTCCAACATAATCCTTTTCCTTGTGGCAAACTTACTTGTGGGATAGCTCTTTTAGTGTTTTTATCATACTTAAAAGTAACAGGAATCCATCCTAATTCAAATAACCAATCTTTTAATTGGTCAGTAGAACCTGGGTTTCCTCTTTCTCTACTCTTTTCAAGTTTGATAGGGTCATTGTGTTCAATAGGGTCATATCCTAATTCCATTAGAAGTTCTCTCCAATCTTCTGCTTTCTTGTTTAGAGAGCCATCTTTTTTATAAAGATTTTTAGGTTTGTTAAGAGTTCTATAACTAATTGATTCAGGCATTGCTTCAGCAAGTACTTCTGTTTTTCTTTCAAATTCTGCTTCAAATAAAGCAAGGTCAGCACTACATTTAACAGAGTCTAATCTCCATTTAACCTGTTCTTGTTCTAAAGCACATTCAGCTTTGAACATTAAATAATTGAGTAATCTTTTTCTTTCTCCTGCATTTTCATATAGCATTTTAAGATATGTCATTTGATTTTTAAAGAGTTGATAATTGATTTTTACATCTTCAACTACTCTATTTACATAAACTTCAATAGGTTGTTCAGTCCAATCAGTTACTTTAGGTTTAAGAATACCAAAGTCTTCTCCATAAAATTCTAGTCCATGTTTTAACCTATTAGGCTCTAAATACCAAGATAGAAATAAAGTATCTAATATCTTGGCATTTAGTTTTATGCCTAATATCATTTCAACTAAAGGCTTATCATAGCGATAGAAATTATGACCAATTACAGTTAAATCTTTTTGATTAAAAAATCTAATCATAGCAGGGTAATTAGTAATAGTTCCACTTTTACCTGTTGCTATGTTTAACCAACCTACAACATGGATTTTAGTAACAGTATCTAGTAATCCATCACTTTCTATATCTACTATAAACTCAGCCATATTTACACATTGTATAAAATTAATAATTCTGAAGCTCTAGTTACTGCTGTGTAGAATAATCTTTGCTTCTCTTTTTTATCTCTATTCCTGTTGGCATCTCTCACATTAATAATCACATCTTTATAGGTTGAGCCTTGAGATTTATGAATTGTAATTGCATGATTATAAGTAAAATCAGCAAACTTTTCAATATATCCATAGTATTCTGTCCATTTTATGTGCTTTTTATTTGCTAAATCTTTAAGGTCTTTGCAGATTTTCTTGTGAACTTGCAAAGAAGATTCATGTACTGCAAAAATAGAGTCATTTATGCAATAAGCATTTATTTCAAGAGAGCCTAATCCTGGTGGATGACATTTTTTAGTAACAACAATTAAGTTTTCAATTTCTATTTCCTCATTATTGTAGTATTCTCTTTTTATAGAACTATATGGGGCATTTAAAACTAAAACTTCTCCTTGTTCAATCATTGCAGGGTTAGCACCATAAATAAGATGCCTTACAGATTGATTAATAGCATCAACTTCATTATTAGTCCAAGCTAAATACTTAAGTTCATCTGTCCCATTAACTGCAGCTAATTTTTCTATTACTTTTTGTCTATCATCAGTGTATAAGAATCCATGCTTTTGTGAAGTAAGATTTAATACTTTATCCCATATTAAAGGTAAGTTTCTGCTTAAATCAATGATAGGATTTCCTTCTCCTTGTCTAATGATTTGAGTTAGTTCAACTGTAAACCAATGTTGATGAAATACAGGAGAATTTTCTTCTTTTACAGGATTGATTTGCTTTTCATCTCCTATAAATATGATTGAGAAATGATATTGTTTTAAATGACCTAACATTTCTTGATTTAACATTGATGCTTCATCAATTACTAAGAGGCTACATCCTGGAAAGGGTGGATATCTCTCACTAAATTCTTGTTCAAAGAAAACTTTACCATCAGGTTTAAATTTTCTTTTTAATTTTAAAGCTGAATGGATTGTACTAAATTCTGCATTATACTCAATATCTATTTTCTCTTTTAATACAGCTAAAGCTTTATGTGTTGGGGCAGTAATATATATTTTACCAGCTCTTTGTGCAAAATATTTTAATAGATAATTTACTAAATAAGTTTTACCTACTCCTGCACTTCCTGTCAATACAACTCTGTTTAATCCTGATTCTATAGCATCTACTAATAGTTGCATTTTTTCTTCTTGGTGTGGAGTTAATCCCATTTTAATATTTGTTAAATTATCAAAAAAAAAGCTGAAGAGTTAGGGAAATCCTAATTCTTCAGCCTAATTTTTGTCATTACAACTCTTGTCCCTCAACAAGAGAAGCACCTGACAATTCTGCAACAATTGCTGCACTTGCATAGTAATCTGATGCAACAGCATTTCTCAAATCACTATCTTCTTTTGCTACATTACTGTAGAAAATTTGACGATATTGAGGTTTGCCATTTTCATCTTTTACAATTTGACCTGCAAATTCTGATTCTGTGCCATATCTCACAATTTGAGTAGCAGCAAATTCATCCATTGTTCTTAAACCTTCATCAATAGCATAAGCTTGATTATTGGTTAAGATTGGTCTATTGCTCATTACTCTGTAAAGGCAAGACGTTGTTGGCAATTTAGCCAATACATCATCTTGGGTTGCAGCCATAGGCACATCAATCCAAGCAACTCTGTTTTCTGTATTAGGAAATTGTTGTTCAGCAAAACCAAAATCAACTATACTAAACGGATTGTCTTGCATATTGCTTTTGATTTGTTTTGAAGGATAGTAACTAATCGTTTTTACTACTTGTCTTAATTGACAAGACTTAGTTCCTTCTTTTTGAAAATCTCCAACATAAACTTTGT